TCGTCCACCACGTCGAAGGTCACGATCCTGTTCCGGGGGCGGGGGCGGGTCGGCATGGTTCAATCTCCATCTTCAAACAGCATGTGGATGGCGATCACCGCGAGCATCCCGACCAGCAGGCCGATGCGCTCGTCGAACTCGTCGAGCTTGCCGGACGCGGCGGTGCGGATGATCTCGACCACCTCTTGGCGGGGCATGCCCTTGACCATCTCGCGCAGGTGCGCTCGGGTCTGGTCGACGTGGGCCAGGTGCTTAAGGATCTCGGGGGGTATAGCCACGGCTCACGCTCCCTTCGCCAGGGTGAACTGGCCCCGGTCGGTCTTGCGGAACCGAGCCTTGTCGCCCTTGGTTTGGATCTCGCGGAGGATCGCCGCGTAGATGGTGGCGTGCGGGGTCTTGCCGTTGGTGCTCCACAAACCTTTGTCGAGCATGACCTGAACGATGTCCTTGCACCGCATCGGGTGCTTGGCATCTTTGAGGACTTGGGCGGCGACGTCCAGGCCGCTGGCCTTGCTCTTCTTCTGCGGTTTGGGCACGACGCTCGTTGTCACGCGCTCGCTCCCGGGTGTGCCGCTCTTGCCGGCGCCACGCTTGACCTCTGTCTGTGCGCTACTGCCGGATGCTATTTCGGCCTTGGCCTGCGCCCGCTCTTCAGCGGCGCGGGCTTTGCGCTCCGCTGCGGAGAGCTTCTTCTTGACGGGCGGCTTCGCGGCGGGCTTGGCCTTGCTGGCGTCAGCGTCGGTGGCGGGCGCGCTCACGCGGCCACGCAGGCGCTGGGCGCTCTTGATCCGGACCTGCTTGTTGGTCACCAGGTTGGTGGCGTCCCAGCCACCTCGCGGGTTCTCCTTGTCGAGCCGCACGGGCACCACCTTGTCGCTGACCTTGGCGGTGTAGGTTTCTCCGATCTTGATCTCGTCCTTCTTCACGATGGTTCTCCTTTCTGGAGGGTTAATGAAAGCGAGCCGGGCTCACAGTCCCAGCTCGTCGCAGAGTCGTTCGTATTCGTCGGTGCCCAGCAGGTCGATGAGGAACTCGCCGAACCAGGCGCACTCGCGCTCGGCCCGTTGGCCGGCTTCGCCCTTGCCGTAGCAGGGCTGGAGCTTGGCGGCGATCAGGCAGACCGCTTCGGGCGAGAGATGGTCGCGGATGGCGTCTGCCAGCAATTCCCCGGGCTTTGGGTCTTCGGGGACGCTGACCCGGACGGTCGATCCGTCGGAACGTGTGTGCCGGTAGGTCTTGGGCTTGCTCATGGCGATCTCCTTTGGGATGGGTTAGTCCGCGAAGCGTTGAAGCTCGCGGTAGTAGTCGTGGATCATGCTGTTGGTGCCGCGCACGCCGTCGCATCGGCGCTGCACGGCCTCGGCGATCCTGAAGAGTTCTTCCGCGTCGATGTCGGCGGGCAGTTCCCAGGTCTTCCAGGCGTCGTCGCCGCCCCCGGGTGTTGGATTCCCGACGATGCTGTCGATCCGGATGGTGGCGCTGCCGCGTTGTCGTTCGATCGCGACGTGCCCGTGGCTGCCTTCGAGTTCGATCCGTCTGGTTCGCATGGTGGGGTCTCCGTGTCAGGCGTTGTTCTGGAACTCGCTGAAGAGGATGAAGTCGCGGCGTTGCCAGCGTTCGACGCCGTAGCGGGTGACGACCTCGTACTCGGTCCACTCGCCCGCGGCCGGGTCGTAGGCAAACCCGTTGAGGACGCTGCCGGGCTCGCCGTCGCGGGTGTTGAGGACCTTCGTCTCCGCCGGCAGCGAAGGCGTCGGGGCGTTGGGTCTGCGGTTGGTGGCGGACATGGTTTATCTCCTTGTGAATACTGGTTTTACACGAACATTAAGCCAGGGATTTCCGCCCGCATCAAGCTAAATCTGCCGGATGTGGCCACCTTTTTGAATGCCGTAAGTGGCGACACATGCGGAGGTTGCGGCGATGGATAAAAAACCTCCGCAGATTCCGGCCAGCACGGGTCCTGGGGCCGGCCCGTCCGCGGTGAACCCCGCGTCCCTCACTATTGATGAAGTGTCACGGCTGCTGTCGGCTGCCGGGGGTGTTCGGGTATCGCCCGAGCAGGTACGGGCCGACATCGATGCCGGCGCGCCTGTCGGGCCGGACGGGCGGATCAACCTGGTGCATTACACCGCGTGGCTCGTTCGGGAGGTGCAGGCGCGTTGAATCCCACGCCCGACCATCCCCGTTCGCAGAACGTGGACCCGCGCCGGTTGCGTGTGGCCGAGGCCGTGCGCCTGCTCAACGCTACGCCGCTGGGCGAGGTGGTGCAGCCGCACGTGGTCTACCGCCACCTGAATCGTGCGCCGGCCCGGATCGCTGCGCCCGACAACCTGCGCCGCATCGACTTGCTTCGCTACGCCGCATGGCTGTTCCACGCGCGCCGGAATGCAACGGCGACGGATGTTGGTCTGGACGATCCGGTCAACTACGCCCGTCATAAAGAGGCGGTCAACGCACGGGGTAAGGCCGCCTCGGAGTCGGCGCGCGATATCGCCAGCGATGGGTGGGTGCATCCGCCGGTCCACACCGAGCGCAAGGATTCCTGCCGCCGATCCTTCCGTGTGTTCTGCGAGCAGTACTTTCCACAGACATTCCACCTGGCCTGGTCGGCGGACCATCTGGCGGTGATCACAAAGATCGAACAGGCGGTGCTGGAGGGCGGTCTGTTTGCGATGGCTATGCCGCGCGGGTCGGGCAAGACGAGCCTGTGCGAAACGGCGTGCTTGTGGGCGCTGCTTTTCGGTCACCGCGAGTTCGTGGCGCTGATCGGGTCGGACGAAGAGCACGCCGCCGACATGCTCGACTCGATCAAGAGTGAACTAGAAAACAACGACCTACTCGACGAGGATTTTGCGGAGGTAACGGGCCCCATCCGGGCGCTGGAGGGCATCCACCAACGCGCCGCCGGCCAGCTCTACCGCGGCGCACGCACGCACATCGGCTGGACCGCCAAGGAGATCATCCTGCCCACGATCGAGGGTTCGGCCGGGGCCGGCGGCATCATCAAGGTGGCCGGGATCACCGGCCGCATCCGGGGCATGAAGCACAAGCGCGCCGACGGCAAGTCCACACGACCGTCGCTGGTCCTGCTGGACGATCCACAGACCGACGAATCGGCGCGTTCGCCTTCGCAGTGCGCCACGCGCGAGCAGATCCTCGCCGGCGCCATCCTCGGTTTAGCGGGCCCGGGTCGGAAGATCGCCGGCTTGATGACGCTCACGGTCGTGCGCCCGGACGACATGGCCGACCGCATTCTCAACCGGGACAAGCACCCGCAGTGGCAGGGCCAGCGCACGAAGATGGTCTACGAGTTCCCGGCTAACGAGAAGCTCTGGCAGCAGTACGCTCAGATTCGCGCCGAAGGCCAGCGCACCGATCGCGGCACCGAGGAGGCCACCGAGTTCTACCGCCGCCAACGTGAGGCGATGGATCAAGGCGCGGTTGTGGCCTGGCCGCAGCGCCACAACCCCGATGAGCTTAGCGCCATCCAGCACGCAATCAACCTGAAGCTCGACCACGGCGAAGCGGCGTTCTGGGCCGAATACCAGAACGAACCCCCGGTAGAAGACCAAGCGGCAGACCTGCTTGATCCGGGGGCCATCGCGGCCAAGACCAACGGCATGAAACGCCGCGATGTGCCCGTCGGGGTCAACCACCTGACCATGTTCATCGACGTGCAGGGCAACCTGCTGTTCTGGATGGTCTGCGGCTGGGAGGACGACTTCACGGGCTACGTGCTGGACTACGGCACGCACCCCGACCAGCGCCGGGGGTATTTCACGCTGCGCGACGCCCGTCGAACACTACTTATGGCGCACAAGGGCACCGGCCTGGAGGGCGCGATCTACGCGGGGCTTGAGGCCCTAACCGGTGAACTGCTAAGCCGCCGTTACCGCCGTGACGACGGCGCGGAGATCGCGATCGAGCGCTGCCTGATCGATGCTAATTGGGGTAACTCGACGGACGTGGTCTACCAGTTCTGCCGCCAGAGCGCCCATGCGGCGGTGCTCACGCCCAGCCACGGCCGCTATGTGGGGGCTTCCAGCATCCCATTCGCTGAATACAAGCCCAAGCGAGGCGAACGGATCGGGCTGCATTGGCGGGTGCCGAACGTGCATGGCGCGCGGGGCCGCGCTGTGCGCCACACGCTGGTCGATACGAACTACTGGAAAAGCTTCGTGCATGCACGCCTGGCCGTGCCGATGGGCGACCCCGGTTGTCTGTCATTGTTCGCGCCCGATGTGGCGGCCGGCGGACACAAAATGCTGGCTGAGCACCTCACTGCGGAGTACCGCGTGCAAACCGAGGGTCGCGGCCGGCGGGTCGATGAATGGAAACTGCGTGCTCCGGGCCGTGACAACCACTGGCTGGATTGCCTGGTGGGCTGCGCCGTCGCCGCGAGCATGCAGGGCTGTGTGCTGTTTGGCACGGACGCGAAGGTCGCCGATCGGCGGCCGCGTCTTCGGCTATCGGCCCTACAGGGGAGGCGACGATGACACAGCGATCGTTGTCAGCGGATCAATCGCGTGCGGGTGGCGGCGGCGGTTTCGAGTGCCGTGGGTGCGGGTGCCGTCACTTCCACGTCGTTTACACGCGGCCGAATCCGCACGGGATCACGCGGGTAAGGGCTTGCCGGCACTGCGGCAGACGGATCGTTACCCGCGAAACCGTCCAGGGCGACCCGCCCCGGGGCCAGTACCACCGCTGAATTACACCCGTGTAAGACTTGCACCCATCAGCGCAGGAGATCCGGCACGATCCGCTGTGTGCTGACACATACATGATGATGACGATGCCATTGCCCACCTTGCCTAGCAGGGCCGCGCTACTTAGCGAGCTGCGGTTCGTAAACCCGCAAGACCGTGAGGACGCCATCCAGGAAGCGTGGTTGGCTCATCTTGAGGGGCGTAACCCAGCCCGCGCGGTCGCCACCTTCGCGCAGCGGCTACGCCGGCAACGGCAGCGCACCGTAATGAGCTGCGAGTTGGCGGGGTGTGGTTGATGCCCGAGGACCTTACCAACACGATCCAAGACAACGCATCCGGGCCGAGACGCGCCGCCGGTGATTCGGGCAGCGTGGAGCAGCACGGGCTAAATGACCAGATCGACGCGGACCGTTACCTCGAATCGAAGAAAGCCACTCGGAAGAAGGGCCTGGGTTTCAAGTTCGTGAAGCTCACCCCTCCGGGTACATCAGGATCAACGTAATCCATGCTCAAGTGGTTGTTGTCATCCAGAAACGCTAAGCCGGCACGGCGGACCGATCAGTCGCGTGGCCTCCGGGTCGTTCGCGCCAAGTTCGACTCGGCGCAGACCAACGCGGAGAACCGCCGACACTGGGCGAACGCGGACGGCCTATCTCCCAATGCCGCGCTGGCAGCCGACGTGAGGCGGACGCTTCGCAACCGAGCGCGTTACGAGGTGGCCAACAACAGCTATGCCAAGGGCATTGTGCTCACGCTGGCCAACGACACGGTTGGCACGGGCCCACGTCTACAGATGCTGCTGCCTGATTCAAAGGACAACGATCGAATCGAACGAGCGTTTGAGCAATGGGCGCAGGCGGTGGACCTGCCGGAAAAACTCCGCACCATGCGGATGGCGCGGGCCGAATCGGGCGAGGCCTTCGCCATCTTGACCAGCAACCCGCGTGTTGATTCGGCGGTCAAGCTGGACCTCAAACTCATCGAACCTGATCAGGTGGCTTCCCCTCGTATGTACTTGCCGCGCCCCGGCGTACCACAGGGCGTCGATGGCATCATCTTCGACGCCTTTGGCAACCCGATCGCGTACCAGGTGCTACGACACCACCCCGGCGACCCCCTGAATTGGGCAGGGATCGACGACTACGACTTAATTCCCGCCGAAGCGGTGGTGCATTACTTCCGTGGGGACCGGCCGGGTCAACGGCGAGGTATCCCAGACATCACCCCGGCGCTACCGTTGTTCGCCCAGTTACGGCGCTACACGCTGGCTGTGATCGCGGCGGCGGAGACGGCGGCGGACTTCGCGGCGGTGATTTACACCGACGCACCACCCAACGGCGAAGCCGACGCGCTTGAACCGATGGACATGGTCGAACTGGAGAAGCGCCTGGCCACGGTGCTGCCCGGCGGCTGGAAGCTGGGTCAGGTCCATGCCGAACAGCCGGCCACGACCTACAGCGAGTTCAAACGGGAGATCCTCAACGAGATCGCGCGCTGCCTGAACATGCCCTTCAACGTCGCTGCGGGCAACTCATCGGGCTACAACTACGCCTCCGGCCGCCTGGACCACCAGACCTACTTCAAGAGCATCCGCGTCGAGCAGAGCCACCTGCAGACGGCGGTGCTGGACCGCGTCCTTAAGGCATGGCTGCACGAAGCGGCCCTGGTCGAAGGCCTACTACCGCCGATCTTGCGAACTACAGACTCCAACCAGCAGCTCTACAACGTTCGGGGCTGGTTCTGGGACGGCGTGGAACACGTTGATCCTGCCAAGGAAGCCAACGCGCAGGCGGCGCGGCTTAAGAACCACACCACCACGCTCGCCTACGAGTACGCGCGGCAGGGCCGTGATTGGGAAGAGGAACTCAAACAGCGAGCCAAGGAAGCGGCGCTGATGAAGGAGCTTGGCCTG